GCGGTGCATTGCACCGCAAGCGATCAGCCCATTGGGCTGTCGCTTAGCCCGCGGGTCCTAGACCCCTAGGAATGTCTGCCGGGGCTTCTGCATCTTTTTTATTTATTATAGTGCCTTGTGGGGTTCGAACAGGGCGGCGGTGCATTGCACCGCAAGCGATCAGCCCATTGGGCTGTCGCTTAGCCCGCGGGTCCTAGACCCCTAGGAATGTCTACCGGGTCCCAAAGCCTGTATTCTGTTCTTCCCGTTCAAACAAAATCAGCCGCAGCGCAGGAAAAAGCATCTCCTGCACTGCGGCTGTTTGTTTAGCTGTTGAGCTGCCTCATGATTCTCGCCACCTCCCCGCTGCTGTACCCCTCTTTCAGCAGCTCGGTGCGGATGGCCGCATCATTCTTGCCCTGACTGCGCATCCGGGCGGCGGTGTAGGGCACGGTGCCGCCGGAGGAAACGCCGCTCTTGCCCACGGTCAGGCCGCCGGTGCTGCCCAGTTGGCCGGTGCTGCTTTTCGCCGCCGCATCCGCGCTGGCCTTTTGGACCTGCTGCGCCGCCTTTGACTGCTTCAGCGCCCATTCCCCCTTCGCGATGTTCAACCGTTGGCTAGTCACATCGTTGGTGAACTGCTGCTGGCGGAGCTTGTCCTGATACTGCTGCTGGGCAAGGGTGTTGTCGAACTGCTGCTGCGTCAGGCCGTCCTGATACTTTTTCTCCTGCATCTGCTGGTTCCACGCGGTGTCGGCGCGGTCGGCCTCGTAATCGCGGTTGTTGGCGTAGATGTTGTACCCGGTGTTCAGCAGCGAACCGGCCAGCGAGCCAAGGCCCGTGGTGCCGGAGAGCAAAAGCTGCACCGCGTCGCCCACGACGCCCAGCGCCGTGACGGCATTGTTGAACCACTGCTGCTTCTTGGCCGCCTGCTGCTGTTCCTGCTGGGAATAGTAACCGTACAGGGTGTTCAGGCGGCTCAGGTAGTCCTGATACCGGCCGTAATCCTTCTGGTAGGCGCTGTTGTAGGCGCTGCCCAACTGTTCAAGCTGGGTGTAGTAATCCGAAAGTTTCTGGTTGTACAGTCCCTGCGCGTTCTGTTCCTGCGCGCTGAGCTGATCCAGCCGCGTCACAAGGGCATCGCCGCTGCTGTCGTAGGTGTCCAGTGCCAACTGGTACAGGGTCGGGATGGCCAGATTCAGCGCCCCGATCTGCTGCTGGTACGCTTGCTGGGCCACACTGGCCGCGTAGCTGGAGCCGTAGCCGCCGGTCAGCGCCGCCGCCTGTGCCGCTGCGTCCGCGCTGGCGTTGTGGGCGTTCTGGGTGTACACCTGTGCATACTGGTGGTAAAGCGGGTCATTGACGTAATTGTAGCTGAAGTCCTTCTTCCCGCTCAGGTCGTCCAGCGCCGCGTCGATCCGGTCCTGATATTTGCTTTCATAGTCGCCGGGGCGGTTCTCCTGCAGTTCCTTCAGGGCATTGCCCGCCGCCGTCACGCTCTCAGAGGGGCGGTACCCCGCCGAGGCCAGCGCGTTCTGCACCTCCTGCCGGCTGTTCAGCCCCTCGGTGGAATAGGATCTCTTCTTTTCGTCGTTCGCCATAGGTTCTCCTTTCTCCTCACAGGCTGCGCAGCTTGGTGCCCAGCTCATCCGATACGTTTTCGATGTCCAGATTGGTCAGCACATATTGCAGCTGCTCCTGCATCTGGTAGAGGTAATTCCGCAGTGCGCGGGCATCCTCCGGGTCCATATTGTCGCTGAGTTTCGGCAGTCCCAGCTTGCTCAAACCGGAAACACTTGCCATCCGTCACACCTCCTGTTCTAAAATGCCGCCCCGCGCCGAAGCGATGGTCCGCGCCAGACTGCGCAGGGTGATCTGCCCTTCGCCGCGCAGCCGGAGCCGGAGCGTGCTGCACCGGCGGGGCACAAAACTCTGGTCAAAGTTCTTCCGCTGGCCGCTCACCTGCCACGCGGCCACAGGCTCCCACCCGCCGCCGTCATAGCTCACTTCCAGCGCCACGGTGCTGGCGCAGTCGGCGTCCAGCCGGAGGGTCAGCCGGGAGAGGTAGCGGTCCTCCGCCCCATCCAGCCCGATATCCCCCGTGATGAGTTCAAAGGGGATGGTCGCCTCCACGCCCTCGGTGGTCTGCCAGTCGCTTTCGCGGCTGGGGTCGGCAGCCCAGATGTCCGCCCCGTCCCAGAGATAGAGCTGGCCGCCGGTGCTGGCCATCTCGTAGGAGCAGCCGTTCTCCTCCTGCCACAGGCCCCGCTCGGTGTCGTAGACCAGCAGCCGCTCTTCGGGCTTCTCCCCGCCGCTGTCCCGCACGAGATACAGGTAATACCGTCCATCCAGCGCACCGCCCACTGCTGCCCGCACATTGGACAGCCGGGCGGTGTTCAGTTTTTCGGATACCTTGCTGGGCACGCTGCCGTCCCACGCCATCACGCCGTCCGGCGAGAGGTAGTACAGCGTCTCGTTCAGCACGCAGAGGCTGCGGCTGGCGTTCCGCGCCACGCCCCGGCAGCGGATGGCACTGAGCTGAAAGTCCGAGGGCTTGGAGCCGTACAGCTTGTGGATGCAGTTTTCCTTGAAAAAGAGCACATAGCCCAGACAGGTGGACGCGCCGGTAAAATCCCCGTCGCTGCCCACGGTCACGGCGTAGCTGTCCTCCGCGATGCCCCGGTAGGAGAACCAGTTGGTCGGGTCACCCAGCTTGCAGCCGTAGATGGCATTTTCCGCCTTGGAGCAGCCCCACAGCCGGTTGTCGCACTCGGTCAGGTAATCGAGGTCGGGCACCCGCCGCTCCAGCCGGAACGGGTCGGGGCTGCCCTCCAAGCCGCTGCCCTTGCCGTCGATGCTCTTCCAGCGGATGACGTCTCCGCTCTTGGTCAGGGTGCCGTAGAAGTAATCGCCGCCGGGCTCGGCCCGGACCTGCACCCAGTCCTCGCCGCGGGCGTAGACGATGCGGTCACCCTTCAGCCCCTTCCAATACCCGCCATCGTCGTCCTTGATGCCGCTCAGCGTCACGGTATCCCAGACTGCAAAATCGGCCCCGATGCCCTTGCACTCGATCCGGCACCAGTTCAGTTCAATGGCCGACCAGTTGCCCGAAGCCTCGCTGTAGATTTCGAGGATGCTTTCGCTGCTGTAGGGCACCTGCGAGTTGACCACCTTGAGGAACAGGTCGCCGTCTGCGGGGTCTGTCGGCTCCTTGGGGCCCCGGTTCTTGACGGTGTAGGTCTTCCCCGCCGCGTCGCAGGGCGTCAGCACCACATCCGCGTTCCCATTCGTCCACGCCGCCGCCAAGGGCGTCACGGACAGGTCTTTCGTATCAAAGGCCGCCT